CGCGGCCACGCCGTTCGCAAGGTTCGTGACCTTCTGGCCATTGTGGTTGACCGCACTCAGAGGGGCGCCGACCTGGTCCAGGCGCGGCATCGCGTGCGTGTGCCCAGCATCGGCGGCCTTCCCCGTAGCACCAGCCGCCACTACACCCAGAGCCGCAATGTCGGCGGCGTTCCCATCGAGCTGGAGGACGCCAGCCGACGCTGTCGAGCCGGCGGGAAGCGGCGACCACGCTGCGCCCGATGCACCTGACGCGGTGAGAACCTGCCCGCTGGCCGGAGTCCCGGACACCGCAACACCGGCGATCTTCGCCACGCCCGGGTTCGGGAACGTGCCGGACAGGTCACCGCCCGCTGCGCCACTCGGCGGGGCAGTCGGGATCTGCGACCACACCGCCGCCGACGAACTGACCGCCACCGGCACCTGGCCAGCCGCCGGGGTTCCGGACACCCCCACGCCGTTGACCCGCAGCACCGACGGGTTCGGGTAGACGCCACCGAGATCCCCGCCGGCACTGCCTCCCGGAGGATCACCACCAGGCGTGACCCATCCCGCGATCGTTGAGCTACTGGCCGTCAGCACCTGGCCCGGTGCCGGGGAACCGCTAACCGCGACGCCGTTGACACGCGCCACCACCGGCGCCGGATAGGCCCCCGTAAGATCCCCAGACGCCGGACCGGCCGGAGGAGCGGGTGCACCCGCAGGGCCCTGCGGCCCCGGAGGACCAGTGGGCCCCACCACCGGTATGTACTGCCCGGAGTTGGGCGACGTCGGCGCGAGCTTGGAGATGTCGACCGTCGAGGGGTTCTGCGGCAGGAAGATGTTGTACTGCCTCACCGGCGCCGAGGCCGGCTGCGCAGCGCCTACCGTCGTACTCGCCGGGCCCTGAATCCGTTCGGTGACCTGGTAGGTCCACCCGGTTGGACTCATGCCGCTGTTGTCGGTGGATATGAGCGCGACGCTGAACTGGCCGTTCTGATCGAGATTCACGGATGCCGGCAGCGCGCTGATCGTGAGGGCACCCGGCAGAGTCAGGACAGACGGCGGCGAGAAAGTCAGCGTTCCCTGGAGGGGGTTTCCCTCCGGGTCGATGTACCTGCCCGTGAGTATCGTCGTGGCGATCCCGGGCGGCAGAGGTGTAGTTGGCGCCGGCATCGTCATCTCACACCTGCGCCGGCGACCGCAGGATCACGGCCCATACCGGCTCCGCCGGAGCGGCACTGCCCGGTTCCTCCACCGCCAGCCACACGGCCGGGCCCTCCTGGTCCGCGTGACTGACGATGTCGCCCGCCACGTAGGTGGAGTGCTCATCCCAGACGCCCCGCCAGGACGCCAGGAACGAGCCGGTCGCCCCCACCGGACCGGCGGCCCCCGCAGGGCCGCGCTCCCCAGCTGGGCCCTGCGCGCCAGCACCGCCAGCTGCGCCATGGTGGAGCGCGTGGACGGCGTCCTTCAGCCAGTGGAGGTTCTCGCGGATAGAGGTGGCGAAATTCGCCGACCCGACCTCCGGAGTGTCCGGCGGGTCCAGAGCGGGCGACGAAGCAGCGCTATCCGTCGTGGTAGACGTCTCCATGAGCGGGTCCCTCCGGGGCAGATCTCAGCGCCCCCGCGAACGTGCCCTGGGTATAGGGATTGTCGAAGCTCGAATCCACCAGGTAGTCGCGGAAGGTCGGGTCATTGACTAGCTCGTCGTTCATGATCTGCGTCGCAGAAATCGTGACGATAATGTCCCGACGGCGAATCTGCCCCTCGATGTCCACCCGCTTCACCGCGAACACCACGTTGTCGTACGTAATCCGATCCCGCTGATAGCTGCCGTGCTTCAAGTCCACCTTCGTCAGCCCAGCCTTCGCAAGCTGCTGGAACTCACACGTCACCACCAGCGAGTCCATCACATACAGACCCGCATCCCGAGGCTCCAGATTCCCCGCCTCCCCGTGATTCACGTGAAGCGCCGGAATCTCCCACGCCGCGTACCACGCCTTGCCCGTGCCAGCGCCCTCGTCATACACCGGGTGGACCTCACTGGACGAATAGTCAAATCGCCAGTACGTGAAGGAGTCACCGGCCAGCCGCTGCCAAGCCCGCAACCCCCGGTGAATACCGGTCGTCTCCGCATTCGCCCCGAAGCGACCGTGCTTCCAGTCCAGACGAGACCGCACACCCTCACCCCCACACGCCAGGAAAAGCCGACGACGGAATACCCGAGTCGTCCTCGTACTCGACCCCATCGACCGGCGGCAACAGCCGCTGCGGCAGCGCCGTGTCGTCGTACTCCCGATCCCGGAAAACCGGAACCAACCGATTCGTGGTACGCGACACACGCCGCAACGTGAACATCTCGATCCGCGAAAGGCCAACATTCAGCTGCTCGCACAACTGGTTGTACCGTCCGGTCAACCCACTCGTCGCAGTACCGATGTGCTCCATCAACTGCTGATACCGCTCGCTGCGGCGGACGACCGTCCCCTCAGAGGTGACGATGTCGATGTCGGTCGCGGCGTCGGTGGCCAGCGACCAGAGCACATTGATCGACGCCAGATAGGCGACCAGCGGTTCCTCGACCGCCGGCAGCGTGTCCAGCGTGATCGGCTGCTCGTCGTAGAGAATGAAGCCGTGCTGGTCCCGGTACCGCCGCCGGATGGTGCGCCCGTAGGTGTGTTGATTCAGGGCGTCGGATATGTATACGGAGAGGTCGCTATCCGTGAACATTCCCTGGGTTTTGCCCTCGACTCGGAGGTTCTGCCCATGGTGGAGGGGCGAGTAGAAGGGGTTCACCAGGATGATGCGCCCCTCCTCCTGGTCCAGGACGTAGTCGGTCCCAGGCACCAGCAGGGCACCGATCGGCGGCGTCCCCGACGTCACGGTGACCGTCGCGTTGCCGACGTTCGTCTCGCTCAGGTCGTACGAGGACAGCTCGTCCCCGCCCAAGAACGTGTCGAGGAACGGCGCGCCGTAGTCGCCCACTTCGCTGCGAATGCGCCTGATCAGCGCGTCGACCGTGGTCATCGTCAGCTCGTGGACAGGCTCATCGTGAGCGCCCCGACCGCGATCTGGAGCGCTTGATTCTGCGTGGTCGCCAGCGGCGAGGCCAGGTTCCAGGCCATCAGACACAGCCCACTCGCGCTCGTCATACGGGTGACCATGGCCGCCGCCTGCACGGACGTGTTCAGGCCGCTCGGGTCAGCGAACGGGCCGAACTGGATCAGCACGTTGTTGCTGATCGCCCTGGAGGCCGGCGACCCCCACGGAATCGGCTGCCGGGCGTACCCGGTACCGCTCACCTCCAGAGAGGCCAGCGTCGCCATCGTGGTCTGGGCGTCCGTCAAGGTACTGCCCAGAAGCATCAGGTACGAGGTCTTCGGCTGCGGATCACCACTGGCCGACTTGGCGGCCCACTCCGCATCCAGCGGGGTCGACTGCCCCGCCAGGTAGCCAAGGGAGCCCAGCGCCCCGCTCAGTGCTATGAAGCCGGACATGGCTCAGCCCCCGTTCTGGGCGAGGAAGGTCTGCCATTCCGGGGGTTCTGCACCGTCCGTGAAGAGCGCGAGAAAGTCATCCATCCGGAACTGAATGTGATGGGCACCGACCACCCCCGAGCCGGTGCTCTCCAGCCACAGCAGGACCGGCGACTCCTCATCCAGCACGCCAATGCCGGGCGTGCCTGGCTCGAAAATGTCGAGCAGCTGGAACTGGCGCGGCTGGAGAGCACCGTCCTGGACGACCGAGGCCGTCAGCATGCCGACGCCCGTGCCGTAGTCCTGGAGCAGCTGGTACCAGTTCCCCTTCTGGGGCTCCGTGCCGGCGTCGGCAAGCGAAATCGGCGCCGAGGAATCGTCAGTCATGACACTGCCTTCCGGGGATCAGAGCCACTGCCAGACGTAGCCGAGGTTGTGCAGGTGCAGCGCGACATTCATCGGCACGCGGTAGACCTGGCCCTCGCGGAACTCGTAGACGTTCCCCTGGCCGATCGTCACCTGCTCCAGATCACAGGCGATTCGGATAGTCGCGAAGTCCGGCGCGACCTGAACCGGCGCCGCCACATCGTCGTCGCCCTCGGCCGGCGCAATCGACACTGCCTCCGAACCGGTCAGGTCCACCGGCGTATCGAGATTCGCCGTCGCCATCGCATTCCGGAGAGAGACCTCCTCCTGGCGCGCGAGCAGCTCCTCCTTGTGCTGCTCCATCAGAATCTGCTTGCGGCGCCCGGTCATGTCCTTGGGATTGGGCTTGGTTCGGGGCTGAGCAACCACGTGTCTCTCCTAGTGATAAAACCGGGTTGATGGGGGCGAAGACACTGCCTTCGCCCCCTCGGAGTGCGGTCCGTCAGTTTGTCGCGCACTGGACGATTGCGTAGTCCGTAATGAGGCCGAGGCCCCAAATGGAATACCAAGCCAGCGCGTGTTCTCTGCCGAAGTCCAATACCCCACCATCTCGAAGCTCGACCGGTAGAGAAATCGCGTGTCCGGCAGCGTTGTCACCGATCACGAGAGCCCGGTAGATCGGGTTCGAAGGAGCGTTGGGGTTCGCCGGGGTGGAGGTGACAGCCGGGATGGCGGGCACGCTACCGGAGGCGGTTCGGGCCGGCTGACCCTGCCAGACCTGAGACGTTCCGGTCGGGATCGTCGTGCCCAGCTGAGTGGTCGGCGGGGGCGGGTTGATGTTGCCCTGGAAGACCTGAGTAGTTTCGATAAAAACTACATCGTTGAGCCTTCCGATTTCCCCGAGCATGAAATTCCCCGGGCTGGCGTACTTGGTCACCTCGATGAACTCGGGATCGTCCCGGAGACGCCGGCTCTGATGCGGATGCACAAATGCCACATAGGTCTCTCCGAGACGCGGGACATTCTTGGTCGCGAGGGTTTCCACCGCATCTTTGACCAGGGCAGCAGTGAAGTAGAAACCGCCGTTCGTCGACATCGTGGCCTCACTGTCAGCGAAGTATCCACGGTCGTACGGAGAGATGGTGGTACGGGGCAGAGAACCGGACCAGTTGGCGAGCTTGTCGTACCCATAAAGGACCGACGGAGCCCCGAGGAGAACGTCGCGGCACTGACCATCGAGGTAGGTCGCCATATTGCGTCCGAGCAGGCGAGCGGCACTCGCCATAACGTCGTCAAAGGAGCTGTTGAGAAGCAGCTCGGTGACGGCGACGGCGAATCCCTGCTCGGCCACAGTAATTGTGATCTGCTCGGCCGTAAGGGCATGAGTTTCCATGCGAACGCCCTCGACCAGCTGCTGCGCACCATCTAGGCTTCGATAGCGCATGAATGCGACGGTCAAGCCGGGCGCGGTTCCGAGTTCGGTCTTCTTGACCATGAACTGCTCGAACCGAAGAATCGGCATCGCCTGGAACAGAATTTCTTTGCTCCAGATTTGCTGAATGCCCGGCGTGAGCATCGAGGACGACGACGCGGTATACGCCGTCGGGGTGGGGGACAGGAGTGGAGTCCCCGTGATACCACTTGCCATCGTCTACCTCTCAGGTAGGGCTGGGACGGTCAGTCGAAAAGCCCACGACTTCCGGCCTCACTCGCGGCCCCGAGGAGCTGGGAGCGGTACTTCCGGTACTCATTCATGGGCATGTTCTTGATCTGGTCCGGCGTGAGCTGCCGAGAACCGGACTCGTTGTCGAGCGGACCCTGCGCCGTGAAGCCGGTCGGAGCGGTACCGCGCATCTGGGAGCGCTGGGCGACCTGGGCCTGCTGAACCGACTGGAAAATGGCCTCAGTCTTCGCCTTCAGCATTTCGATGGAGGCGTCGATCTCTTCGCGCGTGTTTCCGGCGACCAGGTCGGCCAGCTCAGGTGCGATGGTCTTGGCTTCGCGTTCCTGGGCGAGGCGTTCCTGGACGTAGGCGGAAAGGCGGGCGAATTCGGCTTCCTTGGCCAGCGTGGCGCGCTCGGTCTCCCGCTCGCGCTCCAGGTTGGCGAAACGGCCCTCCCACTCCTTGCTCCGGGCCTCCAGGAGTTCCCGGGCGGTCATTTCGGCCTCGCGCTCGACCTTCGCGCGCTCCTGGGCGGCCTGGGCCTCGCGGGCCTTCTCGGCCTCGGCAGCGGCGTCACGGCCTGCCGCCTCGTCCTTGAAGCGCTTGAGCTCGGCCTCGACGGCGGCGGTGCGCTCATCGGCCTTGCTGAGCCGGCTGTAAAGCTTGTCCTTCTCCTGCTGGCGCACGCGCTCCAGGTCGGCGGTGGTGAACCGCTGATCGTCGGCCGGCGGAGTCACCGTGATGCTCTCGGGGGCCGGGGTGCTCGGAGTCGGATCGGTGGGAGTGGGGTCGGGGTTCTCGACGGACGTATTCACTGGGCTTCCACTTCGGTGCTAGCCCGAGTTGTTATCCGGATTCCTCCGCTGGGCGAGTTTCGTCCCTTGGGAGAGCGTCACGAGTTCTGTCAACATCGACTGGCTGTCCGTGCCGGCGTCCACCCCTGGAAGTCCAGGAAGCGGTCCGGCTCCCGCGCTTTCCGAGCTACTGCCTTCGGCACTCGCGGGTGCGGGGGTTTCGACTCCTTCCGGAGTGATCCCCGTGGCCTGCATGATGGCACTGTGAATTTGGGCGCGGATATATTCGAGCGCACCCTCTTCCTTGGCCTCGGTGAGCTGCTCATCAAAGATCTCGGCGACTTTTTCATCTACGTACATCTCGCCGAGGTCCCGAAGGGCTCCACGCTTGGATTCCAGACCGAGACTGAGCTTGACCTGGATTTCGTTGAGCTTGACCAACGCGTCGACCGGGAGGGGAGGCGGCCAGTCCACGGTGATGTCGTAGACGGCCGGATCGCTTGGGTCCAGGACCAGCGGCTGCTCGTCGCTGGTGCGTACTCCCTCGGTATCCGGGTCGTACGCCAGGCTGTCGGGCTCGTAGGTGAACAGGGTGCGGAGGATGAGCTCGTTGATGCGCCTGAACCCGAGCGTGTAGTTCGCCTGCTTGAGGCTGTACCGCTGCATCATGGGCTGGTACATGATGCTCAAGGCCACACCTGACGTATTGGAAATCGGCTGCATCTGCCCCAGCGCGGTCTCCGGAACGCCGGTCAGTTCGTGCATGCTCCGCTTGATCAGGTCCAGGTAGGCGAGCGGGCCGGCGAGGTCGACGCCATTCTCCAGATTGAAGACGTTGGCGTCTTTGGGAAGGCCGCCCCAAACCTTCTTGGCCCCCTTCTCAAGGTTGCTCGCCTTGGCGCCCGTGATGATCGTTACTGGAGCGGCGTGGTAGTTGATGATGTCGGATATCTCGGTGGCCTTCTCGTTGAACTCTCGGTTCAGCGGGATGATGTCCACGATGTCCGACAGGCCCCAGGGGGAGCCCGACACGGAGATGTTCCTGATGTGCACGATGGGGATCATCCCGAGTGGATTCTCCCGCGCATCGAGCAATTCGTCGTTGACGTACTCCTCGATAAACTCGTCAGTGATGATCTCCGTGTAGGTATATACGTTTCGGGTCCCCTCCAGGGAAGTTCCGTAGAACTTATATTTCATCTTGAAGCGGAGCAGGCGGTCGCGGTCATGCGGGTGGTATTCCGGAAAGCACTGCGCTGCGTTTAGTGGGAGGACGCGAACGCGGCCTGGGTGTTGGTTGCCGGCAGGATCAACCCACGCCTGCTCGTAGGCGATTTTGACGAAGCAGTCGCCGGCGACGCTTCCGTTCTCGCCCATCTGCCAGAGCGTCGACTTCTTATCGTTGTCGATGCTCCAGACGCGGTCGAGGAGCGCCGGAATGATGTGCTCGAACTTCTTGTCGCTCTGGAAGTTGACGCCCCGGCCGAATGTGAAGTTCGTGATGTATCGGGACAGCGCGGCGACGTAGTTGACCGTGATGTTGGTCTCGCCGGCTTCGCGCTTGTAGGCCCAGTGGTACCCGAGGTAAATAGAACGCCCAGGCATTCGAGTAGCGGGTCAGGCGTAATCGGGGGCCGTGCACTTCGAATTCTTCGTCAGCGAGGTAAAAGCTCCACCAGGCCGAGCGGGCTGACCGAGATCGTCAGGTCGCTGGCGGCGGCTCGCATGGACGGCGAGACAAAGGCGATGGACATCAGGCATCACCTCCCTTCTGGTGTGCGTGCGACTAGCTGGGCATGGGGAAGTTGGCCCCGGCCCAGGGGATAGTCACGGCGTAGATCCGCGAGGGCGAAGAGTTGTGGTCGTTGTCGTAGTTGTTGATGACGCAGTACGAGGGCAGGTGCTCTGTCTCCGGGCAGTTGACGTACTGGCGGATGACGGCGGTAGAGCCTGCCGAGATCGTCTCCATAAAGGAGAGCGAGAACGTGAAATCCACCGACCAGGTCATCGAGTAGGCGCGGTTCGCGAAGGTCACCCCGTTGTCGGTGCTCATGTCCAGGCTCATGGCCAGCGGGACGGAGTTGGCGACCGGGGGATTGGTATAGGGAATCTGGTCAGGCTCGCAGTTCCACGTCCCAGTGCCGTATGCGATGAGGAGCCGCTTGTACGTCTGCGGCGGAATGGCGAGCGACTGGACTAGGTACGCCGCTCCGGCCTGGCTCGCGGGGATCGAGACCTGTGAGTCGAGCTGCGCGCTGTAGGCGTACGGGGTCTGCTGGAGGGCGGCGACCTGGGCCTGGAGCGCGGCGATCTGAGAGGTGTGCGTCGACAGGGTCGAGGTCAGGCCCGCCAGCTGCGAGTTGACATTGAGGAGGTTTTGCCCCGTGGTGGGTGCGGCCGTGCTGCTGGTGGAGCCCGAGGTCAGGATCAGCTTGAGGAACGAGTCGACCGCGTTCGCGAGCCTGGCGACGTCTGATGGGACGTCCGGAAGGTCCCCCTCGGCGGGGAGGGGAAAGCCGGCCCACGGCGTCGGGGATGCGGGCACGTCCTAGTCGATCCGCGCGTAGTTGTGGCGGTTCTTGTGGCCCTGGCCCCGGTCGAGCTGGAGGTACTGCTGCTCGGTCTCAGCGGCACCGGCCGCCATTTCGCCGATGAATGTCGGGGCCTCCGGCCAGCTGGCACTGCCTACGTGGGCGCGCTCGCGGGTGGTTTCCTCCGGCGGCTTCTCGAACACATTCGCGTTGTGGTTCGCTCGGCCGGGCGGGGTCTGGTAGCCCTGCATCGCACCGCGTGCGAACTCGTTGGGCACGTCCGTGTCGCTGGCGAGGCCCTCCTGGAATCGGAGCGGGCCGCGTCGGGCGGTGTTCTCCGCGTGCTTGGTCTCGAAGTACCTGTCGGCGGACTCGCGGAATTCCGGGTCCGGCGCGAGATTGCGTGCCACGGTGCCTCCTGTGCTGAAACGTCTCAGCAGGAGACTGGCTGCATTGCTTTTGGCCTGGATAATCACCAGAGGCTGTGGGTCATCTCGGCCTCTGGCATTGTCATTTCGGCCGTGAGATACAGGGCGTTGGAGAGCGAGTCCACGTAGTCGTCGTGCGCTGCGTCCACGGCCGGCGCGGCGACGATGATGTGCGGTCCCTGGTAGTTGAGCTCGGCGTCTTCCATCTGCTGGCGGAAGTTGCGCCAGACGCGGAGCTGGCGAGTCTTCGCGTGCGCCGGCCAGGACAGCAGGCCCTTGCTCATCAGGTCCATCATGTGCGACCACCTCTTCGTCTGATTGGTGCGGTCGCTCTTCAGGTCACGTATGTCGGCGAAAGGCATCAGGACGCGCAGGCGTTGGGCGACGACGTCGCCCAGGCCGCCGACGTCGATGCCGACGGCGAGGACGTTGTAGTGGCTGAGGAAGTCAACGATTCGGAAATACTGGGTCTCCCAGTCGCTGCCTTGCAGGTCCAGCCAGTTGAGGACGCGGTGCTCGAACTGGCCATGTTCGTTGGGGTAGTCCCAGTTGACCCAGACCACGGTGACGACGGTGGAGTCTGTCTTGCGAGCCGGGTCGATGCCGACGACGACTGGGGACTTGTGCCAGTCGGTGACCACGCGCATGCCGGTGTCGCCGAGCGCATCGAACCGGTCGGACGTGACGAGCATGCCTTTGTCGAGCAGCCAGATCAGGCGGTATGACAACTTGAACTCGTCGGAGTCCTCGCCGAGCCGCTCCATCTCGGAGCGGACGAATTTCCCGTAACGGGGGAAGTGCTTGGCGACCTCCTTCCAGTCGACCTGGAAGTGGTCCTGTCGCCGGCCCTTGCGTGTCGCGTTGCGCTTGTTCAGCTGGATCTGAGTGTAGAAGCCGTTCTTGGTGTAGGTCGGCGTGCCGGTCATCACGAGGGTGCCGGCAGTCGCGGTCATCATGGGGACCACGCTCTTATTCACGACCTTGTCGTCCGCCGCCTGGCTCTCGTCCACCACGCACAAGTGGTAAGTCTGGCCCTCGATTTGAGCCTTTGGGTGGGCGGTTTGTTTACGGATCAGGCTTCCGCACTTCTTCAACTTGATGACCTTGCCCCGGCCTTCGAGCTTCTCATCAATCTCTGGATCGGCGAGGATCTCCTGGGCGCGATCGGAGGTGAGCCGGCTGACGATGCGCGAGAAGAGCGTGTCGCTCATTTCGTCGGTCGGGGCGAAGACGCCGACCCAGAGGCCCTCGGCGAATTTGCCGAGGAGGTCGGGGAAGATCTTGGCCAGGCGGGGCAACATGATGCACGCGCCGGCCACGACGTTGGCGATCGTCTCCGACTTGCCACTCTGGCGCGACCACAGCGCGGTGATCTTGGCGCTGTCCTCGATGATCAAGGACTCCAGCACCCGGGCGGCGAACGGCCGCTGGTAGGGGCGCAGCGGGTGACCTGACAGTTCATCGATCACCAGCAGGGTCTTCTGGACGATCGTGTCGACCAGGGCGGCGCGGGCCTGCGGGGGTGCGGCCTCGTCCTCGGGGGTGGTGACGTCGTCCATGCCCGGAAGCTAGAACCGGACATTATGGTGCAAATAATGCGTTCTCCGGCTCGCGGCTCGCGGTACTAACGGATTATTACCGCGAGATGCGCTACGCTCCGAGCGTGACTCGATCCGACCTCACTGAAGAGCAACGGCGCGGCCTGGCCGGCCAGTTCGCCTGGGCGCGGCCCGTGACTGACGCGGCCGGCGAAGACCTCCGCACGCCCGACGAGCTGCTGGACGCGATGCTGCGGAACTTCGCGGTGGTCAGCCGCGACCCCTACCGCAGCACCGTCCAGGAGTTCTTCTGGTACATGCGCAACTTCCAGCCGCAGACCCCGGTCCTGGAGACGCACCCGGGCCAGATCACCGAGTGGGAAGCCTTCCTGAAGTCCCCCGGGCCGATCGGCCCCGAGAACGGCGACGCCACGGTCAGGACCAAGCGCGCGCAGGTGTCCGCCTTCTTCAGGTACTGCATGGGACAGCGTCGCGTGCCGTCCAACCCGGTTGTGCGGCTGCCCGGCAGTCGTGGACGTCGCAGGTTCATCGCGCAGACAGAGCCGATCCTCCTGCCGGAACAGATTGAGGCAATGCTCGATACGGCTCGGCGCGACGGCTACCGCTCCTGGGTAGTCGTCGGCATCCTCATCGGCATGGGGCTTCGTGTTACAGAGCTCCGGGACGCCAAGCTGGAGAACCTCCGCGAACGGGGCGGGGCCTGGACGCTGACGATCTCGCGGAAGAACGACACCGAGGAGGACGGCAAGAAGATCGAGGCCGAGATGCAGACGCTGGACGTCCCGACTCCGCTCGTACCGATCCTTGCCCCCTACACCACCGACCGGCCTGCCACCGGGCCGCTCATCCCCGGGGGCTACTCCAGCCGCCCCAACTTTCAGGTTCCGCTGAGTGGTGACGCCATCGCCAGCACGGTCGAGCGCCTCGCCAAACGAGCGGGGATCGAGTTCCACGTCTTTCCCCATCTATTGCGCCACACGTCGATCACGCTGGCCTTGACCGACAAGCCGTACGCGGATGAGGAGCGGGTCGCGGCGTACTACGGCCACTCGGACAAGAGCACCCTGCGCGTGTACAACCACCACCCCTACCTGCCGAACGCCGGCTACCATCGGAACCCCGTCGGCCTTGATTGGCGGACGCAGAAGGGAACGAACCGCACACTGGCAGCCTGAGCGAATATCGACTGAAAGCCCTCCTCTCATACCGTGGTGAAATCCGGATTGAGAGGAGGGCTTCGTTATGGCGCGCCGCCGGAAGCTTGGTCTGGGCCCCCAGGGTCAGAAGAAGGGCGTCAACCCGGCCCAATCAAACGGAAAGGGCATCAACGCGCTTTTCCGGAACACCTCGCAGGGCCAGGCCCCCAAGCGCCGGAAGCTCGGTCCTGGAGGCGCCGAATACCCGAAGCCGGAGACGGCAGCCGAGCGGGCCGAGCGACTCAGGAACCGGGGCGTCACCCCGGGGCGCAGCCGCCTCGAAGAGCAGCTGCTGCGCGCACCCCGAGCGCCGGGGGCGCCGGGCGTACTGCCCCAGCGCCAGCCGACGAACATCAACTCGTACCACCCGGAGCGGGGCCGGCTCCGGTTCGGCCAGGAGGAGGTTCGCCGAGCCATCGATGCGGCCTCGGTGAACCTGAGCCTGGAGAAACAGCAGGCCCTCCGCCGAGCTGACTGGTTCTACGACGACTCGGCACTCCTGACCACGGAGACGCACACGAGCAATCCCGATAGGCCGCGCACGCTCGCAGCAGGGTATGACGCGCGGTCGGGGGTGCTGTTCGTCCGCTTCCGTGGGGCGAAGCTCGCCGACCAGGTCTTCGCCCCCGGCGTGGGCTACGAGTACTACAACGTGAGCCAGCTGGAGTGGAACAACTTCCGGAACTCCGCCTCCCCAGGCACCTACATCAACGACGTCCTGAACAAGAAGCCCTACACACCCGCGACTTGGTGACCAAGATGCTAATTCGACTGACCCGTTGCGGGGCCGGCTGGCCGCGCCGCTACTCGACCTACCACCAGGAGCTCACGCCGCCCTACCGCAGGGCCGAACCGGTCACCGTTGTGCGGCTCGGCCGCTGGGGGCTCGTCCTGGGCCGCTGGACCTCCCGGGCGGACACCTATGAGCAGGCCGCCGCCCAGGCGTTCGGGGTCCGCGAAGTGCCGCGCGAGGAGCTCGCGTTCAACCAGATGCCCCGGAGGACGGTGTGAGGTTCCGAAAGCGCCGGGCCGGTAAGGCCGAGCCGCCCTACTGCCAACACCCGGAGTGGCCCAAGGCCGTGGGGCGCGTCAGCAAGCTCTCCGGCGGCCAGCTGGACGCCTGGGGGACAGCCGTCTGCTACCACGCGGCGCGCCTCCTGGAGCAGGGCGCTGACGGCCCGGACGGGGCCGATCAGATCGTGCTCGCGGGCCTCAGCCTGATGGCGCTTGGGTTCGAGCAGCAGCGCCGTGCCGAAGACTAGGCCGTCGCGGATCTAGCGGACTGGCAGGCGATTTGACCTATCATCACCCGCATGGCGAGACACAGCCCGACAATCAAGGACGTCTGGAACGCCGTACCGCTGCTCGGCCGCGTAGCCCTGGTCGCTGCGGCCGGCCTGCTCGTCGTAGCGACCGTGGTTCGGCTCCATGGGACCGGGGCGGCAGCCGCCAGCTCCGGACCGTCGATGGCCTCGGCGCCCACGCCGGCACCAACGCGCTCCACGCCGAGCCGGGCGAGCGCGGCCTACAGCGACGGGTACCAGATGGGCGCCGACCTCCTGCAAATCGGGTACACGCCGGTACCCGCAGGGATGGGCACAACCGCGATCCAGAGTTGCGAGCAAGGCGTCGGCGGCAACGTCGACGTCCAGCGGAGCCTCACGCAAGACCTGGACCAGAAGGAATCCTGGTACCGGGGGTGCGCGGATGCTCTCATGCACCCGGGACAGACGCCGGGGTAGGGCGGGCAAGGCAGGGGCCCCAGCCGGCGACTCCAGCTGGGCCCCACCACCGTTGGGTCAACGCATGCGCTCCGCCAGCACGGCCTCCGGGTCGGGAGTCGTTTCCAGTAGCGCCGCCATGGCGGTACAGATCACGCCGCACAGTGCTTCCTGGAGCTCGCCGGTGGCGTGGCGGACGCTCTTTCGGACAGCCAGCCCGCGAATCTTGAGGGTGGCGTGCGCGGCATCGCCGGCGTGGTCCTGGACGCGCAGCAGCAGCATGGTCAGGTAGTCCGGCCACTCACCGAGGTCCCTGCCCTCTTGCACCCGCTCGTGGAGCCTTCGCGCGGCGGCCCACATACGGTCACTGCTCAAGGTCAATCTCCTTTTACGTTCCGGCCTTTTCGATGGCACTTCGTGGAATAGCTGCGAGGAGCCTTCTGGCGAGAGTCAGAACATATGAAAATAATTCCTCAAGTGTCCGTGCGGCGGGCGGCATTCGCCGTATGCTTCCGCCATGCCTCAGACGATGCAGCCGCGTAAGGCTGCTGCCCCGAAAATCCCGACCCACCTGCGTCGTGCCTCCCTGCCCGAGGATGCTCTGGTGGACGACGCCACGATCAAGGGCGCCCACTACACCGGCGCTGTCCTTGCCGACGCCGACGCCGAGGCCGTGGAGATCGACCAGTGCCGCATCGAGAACTCACGGTTGACGGGTACCCGGCTGGAGCGCGCAGTCGTGTCCAACAGCGTCTTCGACACGTGTGACTTCGCCAGCGTCCGCATGCAGGACGTCTCCCTCCTGCGTGTGACAGCAACCGGGTGCAAATGGACGGGATCGTCCTGGCCCAACGCGAGCTTCCGCGACCTGACCGTCCAGGGGACCAGGTGCGACTCCGCGTTCTTCCGATACACCAAGCTGCGCACGTCCGTGTTCGAGGGCTGCACCATGCAGCAAGCCGACTTCCAGTTCGCCGAGTTGCGCGACGTTCGCTTCGAGCGGTGCGATCTCACCGGAGCGCAGTTCGCCAACGCGACCTTCACCAATGTCGTGTTCGACAACTGCACCCTGCTCGACCTCGGTGGTGCGGCCTACCTGAAGGGGGCGACGGTTCGAGGGCCAGGGGCGATGGAGCTGGCCCTGGCCCTCGCGCGTGAAGCTGGGATTGTGATCGAGCCCTAGGCGGCGGTGATCGCGCTGTGCGCGAACTCGCGGCTGGAGACGGAGCGCTCGACCAGGTCGAAGTCGATCGTCTCCGCGAAGGCGCGGAGTTCGCGCACGAGGGTCTGCCCGTACGGGGTGAAGATCTCGATCCTTTCGAGCAGGCCGTCGGTGCACTCCAGGATGGAGTGCCGGAACTTGTCCACCAGCTCGGTCTCGCCACGCTTGTGCTGCATCAACATCAGCGGCGGCGCCACGATCGCGCTGTGGAACGCCTTGTCAAGCGGCCGCAATTGGCCGAACTTGACGGCGGACACGACGCGGTACTCGGGGGCTTCGAGGGCCGAGGCCGGCAGGGTGTAGATGCCGTGGACCATGTCAGCGATGAAGGCGTTGAGGTGGACGGCCTCGTGCACGACGGACTCGGCGAAGTCGTGCGGGCGCCAGTCGTCTCCCGGGCTCATGCTGACGAGGCCGGGCACGTGCGAGCCGCTGCCGCCCCCCTTGTTCTTCGAGGTGAAGAAGACCACGTCGGTAACGACCAGGTCCACCAGGTCGCCGAGGCCGGGCACCGTATCCCGGGTGTGCAGGAGAGCCACGGAGAAGTCTCGGCGCCACCTCTCCTGAACCTCGTCGGGGGTGTCGGCGAGGCCCTCGAAGATGTTCTCGAAGATGCGCTTCTCGATGAGGTACCGGCCCCAGTCACTGTCCTTGAAGGAGAGCGTGATGCCGGCCTCGGCGGCCGGGATCGGGCGCTTGGAGGAGATGGCGCGGCGGTAGGCGGCCGGCAGCTCCTCGATGCTGGGGCGGGTGCCCAAGAGGGCCGAGGTGAGGTGGCTGATGTTTTCCCGGGCGTGGTGGATGTTGAGAAAGCGCACAGAACCCTCCGGTAGCGAGTGGTGGTGGATGAGCCGCGTGCCCGGCCTGGTGGAAGCACCGGGCACGCGGGTGGTTCAGACGATCACTTGGGCTCGCGTCAGTTCGTCCAGCCACCCATCATCGAGACGTTCTCCGTGTTGAAGAACTTCTCGACGTTGCCCTGGACCACGCCGTCCTCGCCCTCGACGGTGGTGACGGTCTCGGTCTCGATCTCGGTCTGCTCGGTGATGGCGGGCATTGTTCCTCCTCAAAATTTGGCCCCCCATAACTGGGAGGCGACATGGCCGGCGCGGGAAAGCGAACCGGCTGGTGTTTCGCTCCGAGTCGCCCTCGGAACGACACTTAACGTACCCGGATAGCCACCCGAAGTGAATCCCGCGCACCATGATTCTTTCTTTCGGCGTTGCGTCCGAATAGCCTTTTTAAAAGGGCATGGAAAAGCGCCCGATGTCTAATCCCGACATCAGGCATGACCACATGAGGTGCGGGCTATTTGCCATTCCGCACCCGGGTTGTTGCTCCCCGCTATTGGTTAGTTCTGAGGAAAGAGAGTTAGGCGGGGAGTATGGGGCCCGCCTGCAACCGGCGTGCTTCTGACCGACACAGCACATC